TGAGGAAGAGAAATGAGCCTAATTGAAATGCGTGAAGATTTATGCACCCAAAAACGAGTTAGTAGGTCAAGAGTTACCTACGATATTAACTATGACCAAGAAGTTATTTATACCCAAGAAGGTTGGAATGATGGTCAAAAGACTGTTTGGGACAATGAAATAGGCATTGTTTTGGTAGATGCTTTATCTAAACATAAAAAGGTACAAGAGAAATGAAGTCAGATAAAAAGAACATAAGCCAAGACTCACTAGAGAACTTAATAATTGTATTGATGAATTGCAAAGATGAAGATGGATTGCTTTTAAACATAAACCCAGCTAATGCATTTCAAGACTGGCTAATTGAAATGTACCCTGAATCTATGCGTAATCATTGGTTCAATATGCACAGCTATGTAAAGGCACAAGAGAAATGATTGAGACTCTAGTCAAGCCTGTGCCATTAGATAACGATATTGCCGTAATGAAGATATTGCATTTGATAAGCCAGTTAAGCCCTAAAGACATTAAACACGTTTTGACTATTGGTATGAGTGTATACAAGGTAGTAAGTAAGGAGGAGCCTGTTGATTCCAGCTATGCGTAATTCCAAAGCAGGGCACGTAGATTTTGGCTTCTTACGAGGGTTTATACCTAGTAACCCTAAGTTCATGCCATCTAACATTGATATGGTTTTAGAGCGCAGAGGAGTGTTTCTGTTTGGGGAGTGGAAGCGTGAAGATGAAGAAATTAGCCAAGGACAAAAGATATTACTGACTAATCTTGCTTGGCACCATACGGTTATAATTATTACGGGATACGTAGACGACAAGCCTCACATTGGGTTAATTCAAAAGATGACCCCAACTGGTAAGCTGACTGTAGTGGGACAAGGTGAAGAGGACTTAATTAGCTTTTTACGTGGCTGGTATGTAGAAGTAGAACGAGGTATTTTGTAAATTTAGGAGAAGTGATGATTGATTATTCTGAAATGAAAATGAACATTCAGAAATTAAACGAGCAAATTTATAGTTATATGAATGCTCGTAATGTAGTGGCAGCACAAGAAGTAGTAGAGAAATTAGAAATGTCAGCAAGTATGTTAAAGAAATACATTGACTGGATTGCAACACACAAGTAAAATTTGTAAGGGAGGTGGGAAAATGTCACAACAAGAACACTATGAAACAGTCATGCGTGAGCAAGAGCATTTAGAGGCTCGCTTACAGGACTATAAATTTCACAAAGAAAAGTTGGAATGGGAATTAATGTCAGTAACAAATGACATAGAAAAAATTGAAACTTTAATAGCGCAATTAGAAAAGGAGTTAGGTAATGTCTCTCACAGTTAATGCAGGTTCAGGTAGTGGTGGTGATTTTGAACAATGTCCAGCAGGTTCATTTGCTGCACGATGCTACCAAATTATTGATTTAGGTCATCAGACCTTTGAATGGAAAGGTGAGGCCAAGGTAGCACCTAAAGTTCGTATCACTTGGGAATTAAACGAGATGATGAGCGATGGCCGTCCATTCTCCATCTCACGTGAATACACAGCTTCAATTGGTGAAAAGGCTAACCTTCGTAAAGATTTGGAAGCCTGGCGTGGTCGTCCGTTTACTGCGGAAGAATTGCGTAACTTTAGTCTTGAGAATGTATTAGGTGCTCCATGCCTATTGGGTGTGGTACATAAGCCATCTAAAGACAATTCTAAAGTGTATGCCAACGTAGGCTCAATCATGGCTCTACCAAAAGGTATGGCTTGTCCTGAATTGGTTAACCCTGCAGTCAAGTTTGATATTGGTGAGTTTGACCAAAACATTTTTAATTCATTGTCTAGCTATGTTCAGAAGAAGATTCTAATGAGCAAAGAACTTGAAGAGGGTGGTATTCCACAGGCTAAAGAAGTAGAACCTGAGATTGATGACGAAGCAGTACCGTTCTAGTTTTATGGGGGAAAGCGAATTCGGCACGTGAGTACCCCACCATGAGCGAAATGTGCCATTTTTATGCTTCACATACATTGGGCGGTACAGAGTAGCTCACCAACATAGGGGATTTAGGGATGAAATTAACAAACAAATTTAACCTGCCTGACCCAATAGTCAACGCAGTACAAAACCAAGGGTATACCCCAGGTAGTAGTGATATTACGGTTACCCAACTTATCCAACCGCCTCTGATTCGTCAGTTACGGATTAAGCACGACAACGACATCGAAGAGGACGCTTCAGACCGTGTTTGGGCGTTATTTGGGACTGCCGTTCATCACCTGCTAGAAATGGCTTATAAAGGGCGTACAGCACGTGTAGAGGAGCGAGTCTATGCCGAGGTATCAGGATGGAAGTTAGGGGGCGCATTTGACGTTTTAGAGGGTTCTAGCCTATCTGATTACAAGGTGACCTCCGTATACTCTTCAGACGGCAAAATTGAGTGGGAACGCCAGTTAAACGTCTTGAGATGGCTATTGCATAAAAACAACACTGAAGTGACAAAATTGAGCATTACAGCCATTTTCAGGGATTGGAGACCTCGTGAGGCACAGAAGAACCCTGACTACCCTAGAAGACCAATTATGACCCTTCCTGTACGGATGTGGACATTAGATGATGCAGAGGTTTATGTAAAAGAGCGTATTGCACTGCATCAATTAGCCGAACCACCAATGTGTACAGATGAAGAAAGATGGACTACTCCTGAACAGTGGGCTTTGATGAAAAAAGGTGGCAAACGAGCCATCAAGCTATATCCGTCACAGGACGGTGTTACACTTGGCACAGACCAGTTTTGGGAGCACAGACCAGCCACATACCGACGATGTGAAGATTATTGTTCGGTGAATAAATGGTGTCCTGTATGGAGCAATGTTACCTTTTAAGATAAACTAACAAATGACACGGCAAGCACTCATCCCCCACTTCCCCCCGACGGTTCCCCTCCGTCTAGCTTGTCGTGTCACCTATTAGAGATTGATATGACTACCATTGTTGGCGATTGGATTAATAAAAAATTAGTTGCAGACAGTCAGTTTTCAGATGATGATTCTGGTATTAAATACTTTGAAGATAAAATTATTGCAATAGAAGGTGGTTACCTTGGTGTTGCAGGTAATTGGGTAGATGGGGAAAAAGTTGTTGACTATATAAACAAGAAACAAAAGACGAAACCTAAACTACATACCGATAGTTCTTTCCTAAAATTGACCGATGAAGGTCTTTTTTCTTGTGGAGATGACCTAGAATGGGAACGAGTTAGAACCTTTATGGCTATTGGCAGTGGTTCAATGGCTGCAGAGGTTTGTATGAGAATGGGATTAACCGCAGAAGAAGCTGTTAAATGGGCGTGTAATGTAGATTTAAAAAGTCACGAACCAGTCAAAACATATAAACTAGGCGAATAACATGACACAAGCACGATGTAGCGATGAAGACTTTATAGATTTGTGGCGAAAACATAAATCAGCAACTACTATAGCAAAAGTATTAGAAATAGATGTTCGTTCCACAATGTCACGACGCAAGAGAATAGAAAAGAAATACAACATTAAATTAGAAGCAAAAGAAGGTGGTACTCCTAGAATAGTGATTCCTGAGAACAAAGTCCGCACTAATCTGACTATCGAGAATGGTTTGATTATTGTGGGTTCTGATTGCCACTACTGGCCTGGATATATCAGTACCGCCCATAGAGCATTTGTCCACCTGATTAAGAAACTAAAACCTGCTGGAATAGTACTTAACGGTGACATTATGGATAACGCCACGATTAGCCAACATAATAGAATTGGGTGGGATAAGACCCCAACTGTGAAAGAGGAACTAGAAGAAGTCCAAGCTAGACTAGGAGACATTGAGAAGGTTCGTCCTGCAGGAGCATTTATGCACCGCACCATTGGTAACCACGACCTTCGTTTTGATGGCAAGCTATCTAATGTACTAGGACAGTATGAAGGGATTGCTGGAATGGCATTAGCCGACCACTTACCTGGATGGACATACAGTTGGTCATTGATGGTTAATAACACTTGTATGATTAAGCACCGGTGGCACAATGGTCAACATGGAGTATTTAACAACACCCTGAAATCGGGGGTCTCAATGGTTACGGGGCATCTACATTCTTTAAAAGTAACCCCGTGGTCTGACTATACTGGAGACAGATATGGCATTGACACCGGAACAATGTCGGCAATTGGAGGAGACAAGTACATCTATACGGAAGATTCGCCCGTCAACTGGCGTTCAGGATTCGCAGTCCTTACATTCCGTGATGGAGAACTTATGCCGCCAGAACTTGTACAAGTCATTAGTGAAGATGATGGATTGGTGTTCTTTCGAGGAGAGGTAATAAAGGTCTAATATGGATATTAAAGTCAAAATCATTAAGGAAAACAAAGATGGTTCAGCCAATGCTCAAGTCGATTTCGATAAAGAAGGGCTTGAAACACTCGTCCAATGGGGGCTTGTTGCTATGCTTACCAAAGCAATTGATGAATACAAGGTTAGACCCGATGAAGCTGAAGTCACTATTGAACCCCCGTTTCCATTGCCAAAGTCCAAAAGGAAAAAGAAATGAACAGGAACTGGGATAAATGCTTTGACTTAGTTATTGTTAACGAGGGAGGATTTGTTGACAATAAGCTCGACCCAGGAGGTGCTACTAATTGGGGTTGCACACAGGCAGTATGGGAACAGTATGTAGGCCATAGAGTTACTGTAGAGGACATAAAGAACTTAACTAAAGAGGACGTAAAGCCTCTATACAAGAAGAGGTACTGGGATGCCATACACGGAGACGCTCTTCCTTCGGGACTTGACTATTGCATTTTTGATTGTGCTATCAATAGTGGTGTTGGCCGTGCAGCCAAGTTTATCCAAGAAATCGTGGGTGTTTTTGCTGATGGTGCAATCGGCAATAATACTGTTACTGCTATAAATCAAATGAATACAGTAACAATGATTAATGAGTTTTCTGATAAACGTCAAGCATTCCTAGAGTCTCTTAAAACTTTCCCTATATTTGGCAAAGGTTGGACTAAACGGGTAAGTGAAGTTAGAATTAAATCTTTAGAAATGGCGGAATAATCCCTCTCGGTGGCTTGACTATTTGATACCCACTTGTTCTCGAATCCACTCCTGAAGTGACTCAAGCTGTTGCGTAGTCATTGCACATTTTTCAATAAATTGTGGGTCGGAGGGCGTTCCATCAACGAAGGGGACGGCTGTGCTGGTGATGGACATTGCACTGCTACTGGGGTTGAGGTGCAACCCACCATAGTAAGTATGAATGCGAGCAATACTATTCTTGTAATCATTGGTTATTCTCTCCGTTGTTACTTGTTGTTCCTTGAGGATTTGTTCATTCTTTGCTTCCTGCGCTTTTCCTGCTGCCTCAACCTGTGTTTGATATGCAACAAATCGGCTATGTTCAAAACTATAGCCAAGATACACGCACCCACAAAGTACCAAAGCAACCAATCCAATTTTGACATAAGTAATTACCGATAGGGGAAACATTATCTCTCGTCCAAAGGTTTAGTGGTCAAGAACCTTAAAATAGCAACCAATACGCCAATAACAATATAGCTAAAACCATAGTAACGGTCATTGATTAGTCCTTGGATACTAGAGAAATTATCAAATAATGCTCCAAATACTACTAGAGCAAAAGAAAACCACATAGTCCTAGAACGGTGCATAGGCATCTTCATTTGACTGGAAAGTGTCCTGTACCTGCAGCCCACATCAATAATGCTACTGCGCCAATACCAATGAGTTTAAGAACTCGTTTGACGACAGACTCGCCCACAGAGGTATAAAAGTTTTTAATAACCTTCTCGGTAACTCTTTCTACAAGTTCTTCAAGTTGTTCGTCGGTTAATGGTAATTGAGTATTTGACATGATTAGGTGGCTTGGGTTTGTGCAGTTAGTATGCCGTTGGTAAATGTCATGGAACCATTAGTTCCAGTAAGTGTTAATTTTGCTGTAGTAATTGTTACTGATAATCCAGTAGGTTTTCCTGTTAAATCTGAATAAGCACCTGTGTGAGCTACTGTTGCCAGTCCAGACACATCTGTATATGGAATTGTGCTAGATGCTGTTATTGCTGAAGTATTGTTGCCTTTTAAATACCCAGTTAATCCTGGAGTCTTAATATTTGATAAATTTGTATTGGCAACGTTACCGCCTGTAATATTGACATTATTATAATTTTGATAAGCCATTGTTCCTAGCTGGTCTAAATTACCATTGGTTTGAGAAAAAATGGTATAAAACCAATCCCTAAACTGTCTAGTATCTAATGCTTGATTGGTTGGAGGAGGGGGAGGAAGCATCTTGATTGGCATTACTCATCCTCTTCCATTTCGTCATAACACCAATTCTCAGCATAGCCATACTTCTGTAAAGCAGGGATTTGATGTTCCATACCCTCACCGATGTCATCTCTTACGTTAATACAGTCAGGAATATCAATTTTCTTGACGTTTTTATAGGCACGTTCACAGGCTTGTTTAACGGTCTTTCCTACCCCGTTTGCCACTAGGACATAATCACCTGCCGTCACTAGGCAAGGACGCTCTACAATGCCTTCCTCGTCGTTCTGAGGGGCTATTCCAACCATGACCTCACATAAGGCGTAATCCTTGGTTAATTCATCGGGAAGACCATAAATAGGAAATCCTGTATGGTCACGCCCCGTAGTTTTAGACCTAGGGTAATCCCCAATAGGGATAACAATGCCAGTAGCAGTGTCGTAGCTAACTTTGAGAGTATCTTTGCCATCTAATAAGTCAACCATCCAATCTACAACAGAACCCTTATGAAGGGCTTGTTGAATGTTAAATAAAGGCCATCCTTTACGCATAGTCCACTCTAATGGACGTGGCTCACCTTTTTCATCAATAATGAACGCCAAATCAACATAGCCAGTATGTCCGATATAGCATAGGTAGTCTTCAAAGCGTTTTAAGGTGTCATTAAACAGGTTAGA